CTGGTCGGCCTGCGTAGGAACGAATAGTTTGATTGACTGTAAGCATTGTGACTCCTATTTGCTGCGTATGTGTGTATTATAGCAGTTCGGGCAATATTGGTCAACCAAATTATTCAATGGCTCGCCGCATGAGCATTTCCTGGCGTGCAAAGGCATCTTGTTCCCAGGGCTGGTCCAGATAGCTTGTTTTTTTGGTGTAACGGCGTCCCATCCAGAGCTTGGCCTCACGGGGCAGATATTTCAACTGACCCTTGGCCAACTGACGCACATGCACCATTTCATGAGCCAGAGTTGTGGCCATGTTTATTAGCGAGCTTTTGGTTAGCCTCCGGGGCTGCTTGATTAACACCAAGTAGCAGTCCGCCACGTCTATGTACATGGTTGCACCTTCCATGCCGTCTGGAACATCCGGAGTGATTTTTACCAACAAAGCTCGACGGCTGCGGCCTAGTCCTAATTGGCCAATCATGGAAGGCATAAGGCTGCTCAAAAACTCACGAGCTTTTGCAGGGCCTTCGAAAGCATGTTCCATTCTGTGTCCTTTGTTGCTGTGTGTGTATTATAGCATCAGGGGCATTATTGGTCAACCAAAAGAAAACCCGCCTCAGCGGGTTTTTGTTGTACTGCGTTATACAGTGCGGAGTTTAGAAGTTGACTTCTAGACCAGCACCAAATTTCTGTACATTGGTTGCAGAGTCTTCTTTGACATAACGTGCATGAACCAGAGTGTTCTTGCTGAGTGCATAAGATGCGCCAACGTTGTAGGCCTTGACAGTGTCGTTCTCACCGTAGCCAGCCAACAAAGTCACTGCACCCAGGGCCTGGTTAACACCAACTGATTTACCAGTAGTTGATACACCAGATACTTTGTCTTCAGAATACATACCAAATACTTTTGTACCGGATGCCAAAGACAATCTAGCACCGACAATGCCTGAGTAGCTGTTGGTACCAGTGGTATAACGAGCAGCAGTTGCGCTCACAGCACCCACAGTGTATTCAACGCTGCTGGCTTGTGATTCTGTAGTGCCACCGGCAACTTCACTGTTGGCAATTGCATACATGGCTGAAAGTCCAGCAACAGGCTTGGCAGTCAAGAACACTGCATTTTGCAAACGTGAACCTTGTGCAGCATGGATAACTGCTGTGCTAGAACCAAAAGCATTGCCCATGGCATCATAGTTGTCAAGTGTACGAGCAATGGTGTGTTTGTCACGACCTAGAGCCACTGAACCCAACTTGTTAGACAAGCCAACAACAGCGGTGCGATCACCCAGTGTGGTTGCAGCAGGAGCGTCGCCACCGTAGCCGGTTTCAAGCACAACGCCAGCAGTGATGCCATTGGCAAGTGCTTCTGTGGCTTTGATACCGAAACGACTAGAATCGTTTGTCAACGCGGTTACACCTTCGGCGGTGCCGGTCTTGGTGTTTTCTTGATACACACGAGCTTTACCGTAAACGGTAGCGTCAGCTTGTGCTAGGGTTGTGGCCAATGCTAGGGCCATTACTAAAGCATATTTCTTCATTGATTTCTCCTTGGTTGAAGTAGTTTATAATAACAGGCTGGAACACGAATGTCAACTGTTATTGGTCTAGTATTTATGTGGTGTTTGCGCAGGGTGATTAATTTACAGGTAAAACCACTGGAATTGGCTCAACTTCTGCATTACTGGGCACTTGATTGGCGTTGTAGATGCCATTGGCATCTAGTCTTGCCTGATTGCGGCCTTCACGCAGAACACCCACCATGGCCTGGCCACCTAGAATGGCAGTGTCAGCAAGATTGTCCAGGAACTCTGCTGCATCACCGTTGGCAGTCAACCGTCCATACTGTGGCAGGTTCTGCACAAGACCATACACACTGTTCTTGTCACCGGTCTGCAGATTGAAATAATCTATGCCGGCTTCGGTGGTGTAGCGAGCAGACAAATTCATCAGATTGGCCATGTAGACCCAGGCCGTGTTTAGTGTGGTTACATACGAACTGGCAATGAGTGCATTTATAGCAGCATTGGCATTGGCAATTTCAGTGATGACCGCAGCATCATTTGCTGCAAACAAGATGTTGGCGTAGGCAGTGTTTAATGTGGCCAGGCTTCCTGCGGTCTGTAAGGCATTGATGGCTGTGGTGGCTGTACCGAGTTGAGCAGCAAAATTGTCTGTGTCCAGAGACAGCCCCAGCACATCATAAGTGGTGATAGTGCCATCGGGTCCAGTGCCAGTGGCCACAGTGTTGGCAAAGTAATCAGTCACACTCACATCCACAGGAGTTGTCTGTGCTTGAATTAGTGGCAGACCCGACATGGTGCTTAGTCCACCCAGAGTGGTGGGGGACCAGTAGGCAGCATTGTTGATGTCTGTGCCAGCAGGTACTTCTTGAGTGGCCCGGTAATATTCAGGAACCGGAGCACCAGTGCTGACCACGTCATTGGGCAAGTATGCATCAGTCACCTGCCAGGGATTGTTCACAGCACCCAGCACAGCCTGAGCAAGATCAGGTAACGGAACATTTGGTATGTTGTTGATCTGTTGGAGACCCAGCTGTATTGCCTTGTTGGCCACAGCGTCTGCTGGTGGAATGATTTTGCCCAGTTCGTCACACCCGGTTGCAGCAGGCAAGTAAGAGTTAACAATGGGAGCGATAGTGGTGTTGACTGAACCATTGGCATTGAAGATTGGCACTGGCCCAACAGGACCAGGTGCCTGTAGTGATGGATAGCTGAGTGGGAATGTTTTTACAGGATCCAACAACTGCTCAAGGCTGGTGATGTTGGGTGTGGTCACGTCTAGTATATCCAAGATCTGTACCAGTGCGTCACCAGAGATCATGGTGAATGCATTGTATGCCAGCCGCTGTGCCCGATCAAACTCGTTGTTGGTAATACCTGTGGGATTGAACACTCCCACACGATTGTCAGTGATTAGGTTTTCAATGTCAGCAGCAGTCATGCCCATGGCCAACATGACATTCTGCAGAGCCGGGACTGTCTGACCTTGTATGCCAGCCCGGGCAGATATTTGCTGTAGCAGGCCCGCAGGGGTTCCGTATAGATCTAGTTTGGCTGTGTTCCATAACTCGCCTTGTTTGTCAATGTCCACACCAAACGACTCAAGGTCTGTGGTCATACTGGAGATCCCCCCTGTGACCAGGTTGTCCATGTTGGTAAACGTAGGACCCAGATACTGATTGACGTTCACCGACGAATTGATGTAGTTGTTGGTAGAAGCAATGTAGCTTTGCACTGCCATAAAGCCTTGAGAGAACCGGCCCAGATCTCCGTTGCCCAGATATGCTGCGCAGGTCTGTTCGATTAGATTTGAAAATCCCGACGGATCCAGAGTTGATCCATCCACTGTGCCCAGATAGTTCACAAGATATTCTGTGTTTAGATATGTGTAGGTTCCTACCGGACTTGCTGGTATGCTGTTGCCCAGAGCAGGACATACCGTGTTGCCCATGCTCAGTAAACTGGTTAGTGTGGCGGCTGTGGCAAATGTCTGTGACTTGTACGAGCTCACTGCTGCCGCCAGATTGTTGATCAGGGTAGTGGCATTGAATGTTGATATGGCTGCGGCCAGCGCAGGCGGAAACGGCTTGAGTCCTTGATTTTGCAACAGGGCAGCGGTTGCTGTCAACTGCAATGGCGTGGTAATACTGGGCATTATGCAGCTATTTTGACATTGGGACTGCCGCCGGCACGTGGGTGACCACAGGTGTCTGCACTGCCAGTATACACAATAGGTATGCCGCCGGCCCGCACTGTTCTTGATCCGTTGGCGGTGGTTGCACTACAGTGAATAGGAGGACAGCCACGACTGCCGCAGCAGGGATGTGGGGTCACAGGATTGCCAACCACAATCACATTACGCCCATTTACCCGTACAGATGCAATACCAATTTGGGCAATGCCCCCGGCAGTGTTTGCATCGCCTACTCTCTGTATTGCTGGCATGTTATCCTAGTATAAGTTTCTTTTCAGGTACTTTGATGCCCGTGAGTGCTTCAATATACTTCATTTTGACTGCATCATCTGTCAATGCATAAATCACAACGTTGTTGATATTTAGCATGACTTTTTCGTCAGCATCCGCGGTAAACATGCTGGGCACTAGTCCCAGGCCCTGTGGACCCGGTGCCACGCTGACTGGTGAGCTGATTTCCAGCCAGTCACCATCGGCTTGTGCTAGTTTGGCAATGAGCTCTTCGCCAGAGTTCAATTTAAAAGTTATTGTGCTGCCTACGAGATTTTTCATAATTTTTCCTTGGGTTTTTTCTGAATACAAAGTTGATAATTTGTCATGCCCACATGCAGGCGTCGAGTGAACATGTTTACAAAAGCGTCTATGCTCATTTTGGGTCGGCTTAATGCATCTGTTGCATAAGGCCACAAGTAGTCGTCAAACAACATGATGCCGCCGGGCTTGAGCAATCCAAAACACATGCAGGCATCAGTGAGCACGGCATCCGCATCGTGGCTTCCGTCTACATATATAAAGTCGTAGCGTCGACCTTGTGTGATAAGTTGAGCTAGAGCCGTGAAACTAAGATCCGGCATGACTTCCAGTGTCTGA